GAAGTAATGTAACTCCACACCATAATTAGCATCAGGTGTTGGCCCTAAAATAAACGCATCCTCGTTAAATAGTCCGTAGTGCGTTGGTTTGCCTGTGTCTGTAGGGTCAGGAAAAGACTCTCTAATAAAGTTAACGTCTTTATTAAGTAAAAATTCCTGTGTGCTATCCGTATCAATAATAGACATAGAAAATACTGACAAGAAGTCAGCTGGCACACTTAGATACTTATCCCCAGACGTTGTAGACCCTGTAACATTCTTACGGAATTCAGGCATCTGGACGGTGTTGTATACCCGCTGCTCAGCCTGACGAATGAACGTGTCAATCTGTTCTTTGCCCGTAAAGTTTGTGGCAGCCCCAGAGGTGTCGTTTACCGACGTGTTAGGAAACGTATTTTCTACGTACCCCTGGATAGTCTCAAATAAAGTAGAGTAGTTCATTAGGCTGTTCTTTTGCTAAACCCTGTCCCTTTGGTAGCTGCACCAGCACCCTTCATCTTCTGTGTCTGTGTATTAGGCACATTGTTAGGGTATCCTGCTGTATTTGGTACAGGCACTTCTTTAGGTTGTGTATACTTGTTTGTGTCTTTCATGACAACTCCTTAACTAGTTGTTACCGTTACTGTTCCGACCTGTGCGTCGGCTTCTAAATTATCTGTCAGTCCTGTCAGTTGCAGTGGGTTAGTTAACCCTACCGGATTCCACCCCCATTGTATATCTCTAGACTGTTGATAGCTATTATCTGGCCTAGGATTACGCAAAGCCTGAGGATCATCCACAGGGTACATACCTAACTGATTCTGCGGTTGATCCGGTTCCCAGCATGTAGGACACACCAGAATGTTAGTGTTTTTGGTCTTGATTACTACTTCTTTTAGCTCTTTGAGCTTGTATCTAAACCCACACCGGTCACATTCTGCTATAGCCTTCTTGCCAGAAGCAAACTTAGTCGGCATATCTAACCTTAATACATCATCTGTCGAGGTGCTACTCTTAGAGAAGCCTTCTCTCTATCCTCTGCCGCAGCAAAATTCCACTGCTCTTCGTAAGCTAGTTTTAGCATTTCTATCCTGTTGGCAGCTTCAGGGAGCTTTAGTGACAAATAATAAGCCAGCCCAGCTACCATACAAGGTAGGAATCTAAACGGAATATCCTGAGTATTTACGCCATTCCCAGCATCTTGGATGCGACGTAGTCTCCAATATACGAAAGTATAGTTACCGTTGTCAGGGACAGGCCATACATTAATGGTAGGATACACCACTCCATCGACAGGGTCCGTAGCACCAGATTGCCTATCCACCCATACCTGAATCGGTCTACCTTGAGAGTTCTTGTTAGGTATCGTTGAGTACCCAGAAGAGCTGATTCTACTGATATTGATATCATTTTGGTTTGTGCCAGTGCCCGTCCGGATCACATGATCTAGCAGATCAATAGTATCAACAGGAAGGTTATAAGTAATAGTGCCTTGCGTAAGGGCGATGCTACCTTGATCGACCGTCCATAAATTAATGCCACGATTAGCCCATTCTATAGTTAGTAAGTTTAAAGACCTACGTGCAGTACGCATATCATAACCCGTACGCAACTCTGCCCCACAACGCTCAAACGCCTCTTCTACAAGGTTATTGAGGTCTAGGTTAAATGTACTTGTACCTTTTGTAGTCATTTATTTTCCTAAACTACGTATTTAACAAACTGTGCAATGATGATGGCTATCACACCAAAAATTAAGTACCCCTCGAACCGCCACATCTTTTTATCAAGTATACCTAGTTTTTCTAGTACAGCTGCGTATCTAGCAGCACATTCACGTTCATGGGCATCAAGCTGAGCCTGCGTTGTAGTAACCGTACCGGCCCCATTTACTGCGGGTTTCCTAGCGGTTTTGCGTGGCGCTCTGCGCTTACGTGGTGGTTTTACAACAGTAGTTTCGCTTGATTTACTTGCCATGTCTTATCCTTTATGAATCGGCTGGCTCAGGCGTATTGCCCTCTGCTAACCACTCTAGATATTCTTGATAGTCTCTGTTTGCTTCGTCTATAGGAATAGAAGCATTGTCTGACAATCTAATTATTCCTAATTCTTCGTTTGTTACTGGATGAGTAGGTATTAATTTATACATTTATAACTCCGCATCTGCGTATACTGGTGAATAACTACCGCTGTAACCAAAAGAAGCATAAGCACTACCGTTTGTGTATCTCAACGCATGAGTTACATAAGCGCCTCCAGCAGTACCTGAGACTGCTCCACTAATTGTAGGTGCTGCTCGTTTTTCAACTTTAAACTGCCAGTTAACATAATTAGTTGTTGCCCCGTAACCACTCCAAAGTGCCGCTGACGTATCTAACCCAATAGCTTCAAGATATCTTTGGCAAAGTTGATGTTCAGTAGTATAAGGACGATGCTCAAACTCAGTAGCTGACTCACCAACTTCTAGTTGGACTCCTGTGATATAGAGTGTTGCTCCTGATGTACCGACTACTGATGTTGCTCCTGTGGCATTAAAGTAACTGGCACCATCCCATGACCCAGCAGTTCCGCTATAAGTTGAACCAGCACCTAGTCCAATATAAAGAGTTAAACCATAAGAATTAGTTGTTTGCCATGTTCCAGATGTGTCGCCTGGAATAGTAATTGTTTTTTGTTCCCAAGTGTTTGCGGAAGATACTACATAAGTAAAAGCATATGAACGGGAACCAGCATTCCCAAGAACACCACCAAATGTTCCAGTTAAACTTGATCTAACATAAAAAGATAAGGTAATTGTTTTAGCTGTAGACTTTCCAAAATCTAAATCTGCTACGTTGTAACCTTCAATATGTTGACCTATAATAAAATAATCGCTAGCAGTGACAGAATACGCAGAGCTAGATGTAACGCCTAAATAATTAGTAAACCCAGCAGGGGGCGATACTGAACCAGCGTTTTGTTCAACAGTAAACTTAGATGCTTGCGACGCATAACTAATCCATCTATCAAGTGTGTAGCTACCGTTTGTAGGTGTAACACTAGCACCGGAATTTCTTTGGTCAATTACCATGTTGCCATTGATGATCCTGTTCTTGCCTACTGTGTTATAAGCATTAGGCGTAGCACCGTTGATCGACGCGGTTGTGCCGTTGTTAGAATCTAGTATTGTGTCTACTGCAATAGTGCTCATTAGTCAGGCCACCTTTGGTCTTGTACTACCGCAATAAAAGCGTCAATGTCTGCCGCTGCTGTAATCGCTGCTTCTAATCTGTCACATTCTGCCACAATAGCAGCTCTTTTTGTAACTATATCAGCGGGGATATCAACGTTTCTTTCCGACTTACGAATAACCATCCAGTCAGTTTCAGCTAGCATCGTACCAGCAGTATGCTTAACCTGTTTCTTCCAATTAGATTTAAGCCCAGGAGTTACTAACTGCTCTTCTGTGTCAACCATAACAGGATTATCTGGATCAGAGTTATCTAGCACCTGAACATAGACAGGATCACCATTCTCATCAACTTCAGCACGATCCTCTAGTTCTTTAGGCAAGTTGATGTCGCCATTCCAATAGAACCTATCGTCTGCTCTTGGCGGGTCATTAACCCATACGATATTAATCGCTGTGCGTTCTGCCTCTGTTGAAAGTTGTAGCCAGTTCGCTGGATATTGGATATCCATGTAGGTAAATGCTTTACCGATTCTTAAAGGTTTGTCATTTTGATAATACATAGTTACCTCGCTAAAGCGTTTTTAAAGGGGTTTTCAGCAAATGCTGCATACAAATAGGTATAGCCACTCTGATTTACTTCAGTTTGTGTGCTTATACATTTCCAACCATTTGATAGGAAATCACCGCCTTTGACTGTTGGAGTATATTCTGCACTATTGTAATTAGGTTCAAGTTGGTGATCGACTAGGTTGTATGTGTCTCTTGCTGAATCAAACATTGTCCAGTGACCAGTTCGATCAACTGCTTTTAAAATAATAAAAGCTGGTCTAAAGCCTGTGTAAATAAATGGACCATCAGAAGAGCCATTACCTGTGTAGCTACCAAATGCTGAGAAGCCTTCTACTGGGGCAAAGCAATACATTACATAGTTGTTTGTATCGTTAATTGCAGATGATGTACCAATAGTTACAAGGCTTGATGTTGGTTTTGTATTATTCCAGTAGGCAGAGCCAGACAATCTTGCATCAGTTGTGTTGAGACGCATTAGGTAAGCTGCTGGAACTGTTGGATGTGTGCCTATGTGATAACAGGAAGTAAACGTTGCGGTACTTAAATCATGCACAAATACCCATTCAGGTGCTACTCCTAAGCCATGACCTAATGTATCACTAGCACCACCACTACCTGTGTAAGTAAAGATGCTGATACCTGCTGTTGGATTAGCAGATACAGTTGTAGTAATAGAGCCATCTGTATTACTGACTGTGCCGTTAGCGCCTTTCCAGTTCCAAGCCACATAAGGTTGTGAGCTTTGATTAACTCCAATAAAACTACCTAAAGTAAACCCATCAGCATCAAAAGAAGCTAGACCTTCAGAATTAGTATGCTCCGCGTCTGTCTGATCGGATGACCAGTAATTAGTAGCACCTCTTACTGCATCATACAACTCGTGTGAGTAAGTTTGGTTTCTAGCTTTAATCCAAGTAAAGTCTGGTTGGAACTCTAAGTCACTAATCTCATTACCACCTGATCCTATTGCTGTCCCGTCCCCTGTATACAACACTGTGTCAAAATGCTTAGACCCATCCTCAATCGTTGCGTCAGGCAGATTGTATGTGTTGAGTGGCAAGAACCCGTCTGGTGGTGTGTACTTAAATGGGCGTTGACCGAAGTTAGCATAAGCAGCATTGGTCGTTGCAGACAGATATATAAAAGGTAACAAGTTGCTGGTTGTTGGTACAGAATATGCTCCCGTACCTAAAACTACATTTTTTAAACGAAACGTTGCTTCATTAGCATCTGCATCATAAGCAATACTCATTATGTCCCCAGCAGCAGGTACTCCAACACTAGAAGCAACAGTTGAACCGCCAGAATTAATAGTTCCACCACTGCTTCTCACATAATAAATACCACTAGCACCAGTTGACGCAGATTGGACATTTTCTGTGGTACACAATCCATAACCTGTTGAAGCGGATACAACAACTGGAAATGTTATTTCCCAATAAAACTTACCAGAGCTAGGACTCATTGAAGCCACTACACTAGCAGCAGTCGATGCTATTGGCACTGCTTTTAAGTTACCTTCGCTTAGTGTCATTGGTCCACCATGCGAAGTTCTAAAAGTATATGGAACTAAAGTACAGTAGTTAGCCGTATTCTCATCAGTCAGAGTCGGTACATCGGTCATAATGTCGTAGCTGGTCTCACTCGATGCGTTACTGTTTATGTTGTTTGCAGTCCAGTTGTTCTTGTTACCAGAAGCATCAAAGTTGAACTGTGCATCTCTGGTGTCTGCAAACGCCATGTAGATATATGTGTCACCCGACGCATTTATCGAAACACCAGTGTTATTGAGAGTGAATCCAGTAGCAGTAAACTCTACGTCGTAAGGGGAAACTTGCTGTTCAGCGTTTGTTAAATCACCGTAGATTCTTTTTCCGGCCTCATTTGTAGGATCTCTGGTGTTGTCATACATCATCCAGTTGGCGGAAGAATCTCTATTTTTTATCATCAAGAAAGCAGGCTGAAAACCTAAATCAGTAACTGTATTGCCTGAAGAACCTGTACCTGTGTAAGTACCGAAATCACTGTAACCAGAAACTGAGTGCCAGCAATAAGCTAGGTACCCCCTACCGCTAGTATTTACAGCTTCAACTCCAGCCGTGGTCCCATTGATAAATCCGAAAGTAGTAGCGTCTACGTTTCTCAGACCGCCATCAGTTGCAGCAGATGCTTGGGCATTAGTCAGATTTAAGTACATCCAATTGTTTGCAGATAAATCTTTATGCCAAACTCTCCAGTTATTGGTTACCTCACGATCTTTTAATATGATCATTTCGGCAGAAGAACTTAGGCCATGACCAACTGTACTTGATGCGCTGCCATCGCCATCATAACTAACAACAGAAAAACCTTGTGTTGTGTTAGCTTTGACTCGACTGTCAATGTCACCGTCAGTGTTCAGTGGGCTAACATAGTCTGAGTAGCTGCCCTTGAAGGCCATATAAAAGTAAGTGCCGCCAGAAGCGTTTAATGCAGTTGTACCGCCAGCAGCAGTAGACTGAATTGTAAACCCATCATTATCAAAGTCTATGTTCCTGTTTGTTGTTCCGTAATCTGACTCGCCAAGAGCATCAATACCTAAAATATCGTTAGCTGGGTTAAACGGACTACGACTTGAATCAACAATAATCCACTCAGCAGTAGTATCAGTCCTTTTAATCATTAAGAATCCAGGTTTGAAACCTAGACCAGTAACTGAATTACCTGCTGATCCTGTACCTGAATAAGACCCAAACTCAGAAATTCCTGAGACTTCTGAGAAGCAGTAGGCTACAAGATCATTTCCTGATCCATTAGTTGCACCAGAATTAGATAAACCAAATGTAGTTGTGTTTGCTGAAACCACTTCATTAGTATCAGCACTTAATGCACCATCTGTTTGTAGTATAAGTTTGTTAGTGCCGTATATTAATCCACCAACATTACCATTTACAGACCAGTTTGATGCTGTATCTCTATTTTTAACTATGATGATATTTGGGGTAGTTGACAAACCATGACCTACCGTATCAGATGTCCCTGTTCCTGTATAAGTCACAATACTAAAACCAGTATCATCGCTTGCTTTGACTGTTGAGGTAATTGTGCCGTCAGTATTACTTACTGGATCACCGGAACCAGCATCCCAACCCCATGCAATGTACTCTGTACCTGATGCATTTGTGCCCGTCGCAAAAGACCCATAGCTAAACCCATCCGAATCATAAGACGCTAATCTAGTTATATCATTTCCCTCAGCACCATTAGAATTCGGTTGTAAATAGTATCCTGCACCTCTAACGCTGTCATATAACAAAGGTGAACCAGCAGAACGAGCCTTAGCTATAATCAAGTCAGGACTAAATCCAAAGCCTGCGACTGGTCTAGCTGCGCCTGTGCCTGTGTATGCAACAGAACTGATCCCAGTGGTTGCCTGATTAGCTCCAGCGTCCCAGCACCATGCAACGTTAGTTCCCCCAGACACATTAGTGTTGCTGTAATCACCTAAAGAAAAACCATCCGAATCAATAGTTGTTATGGAATTTCCTCTTGCATATTCGCCAGTCGAGGCATTACTTACAAAAAAGTAATTCGGCCCCCTAACTGTGTCAAAAAGACCGTGGTTTTCTGCGCCACTTCTTTTCTTTATCCAGACAAAATCTGGGCTAAAGCCTACATCTCCAATACTTTGCGATGCACCGTTACCCGTATAAAGAACTGTATTAAATCCATCAGCCTGAGTCGTTGCTGTGGTGGGTAGATAGAATCCGTTAGTGCCGTATGTGCCTGTGTACTCTTTGGGTTTCCAGACTCCAGTGATTGCATCAGTTTCACCAAAGCTAGTTGGGTCCAAGGCTTGACCATCGATGAAGTTGATTTCAGTTAAATAAGCATCTATAAACGCAGTAGGTGTGCCACTAGCATTAACACCGCAACCAATGTAATGACCAATCGTTGAGTTGACCATCATGTCTGCATTTTGTGCTGGATATGTTTCAACAGAAAACGAAGTAACTTGCTCTCCATTTACATACAATTTTGCACGATCACTTGATGTTGCTTGAGTAGTATCTATAGCAACAACTATGTGATACCAAGAAGATACATCACGAAATACTTGAGTTGTGGTTAAGTTTAAATGGTCTGAATTTTGGCTATCGTTAATGTTAAAAGTATCGCCAGTAGTTTTTAATGCAAAGAAAGCACCGCCAGAAGAATTCCTTGCTTCAAATAAAAACCCAGCGTTCTTAGCTTTTTTATGCCAGTACGATATTGTAAATGTTTTTCTATCACCTGCACTGCTAGGAGTTCTGGTTAGATAAGCAGAAGCAGACTCACGAAACCGTAGACTGTTATCTAGTGTGTAGCCAGTTGGTAACGAAGAAACACCAGCTATTACCGTACTATGTTGATTATAAAATGGCATTATGAGTAATTAGCAGAAAATACAGTATGAATGGATGTAGATGTGCGGACTATGTAATCTATCCTATCTATCGCGCTTGCCGTTGTAGTTAGTGTTGGTGCTGTACCATTAATAAAATCCCAGTAAGACCCCCAACTCAATGTCCTCGACCCTGTACTGTCTTGGATAATAAAAATAGACCCACTCTGCCCCACCACCATATTACTTGGGTTTGCCATCGTCCTGTTACCGGCAAGAGTGACCGTGAAGTTAGTGTTCGTACCAAAGTCTGGAGTAATTGTAGCTGCGTCAGTCAACGTGCCTAAATCATTCGAAGGTAGAATAATTGTGTAGTTTGAATCTGTATTTGGCGAGGTTAGTG